CCGTTTTATCCTCACTGGCAACTATCTACATCGTATTATCCAACCGATTCAGTCTCGATGCCAAGTTTTCACTGATTTTACTCCTCCTATTGGAGAATACGCTAAACGAATAAAATACATTTTACAGCAAGAAAAAATAGCTGTAGGTGCTGGTCAAGTAGAGCGTATTAAGGAAGTAATAAGGTTTTATTATCCTGATTTACGTAGAATTATTAACTACATACAACGTAGTGTAATAGATAATACGTTGCTTATACAAGACACTATCAGTAACGAAGGATTCGCACAAGAGATCCTTGATAAAACGTTAAACAAAGAAGATCTTATGTCTATACGTAAATTTGTTATAGAATCAGAGCAAACCTTTGGAAATGATTATCCTAAGTTAATGAAAGATCTTTTTAACGCAGTGTATAAGAGTTCTATAGCAGAAGATAAAAAAAGACTTGCATTGTTGCAAGTCTCTGAATATCTTTATCGTAGTGCTTTAGTAATGGATCAAGAAATTAACTTTTTCTCTTGTCTTATAGCGTTAGTTCAATTGTAAAGTACTTTAAACTTTACATTGGACCGTCTTCTAACGTGCCACTTTCTTGACCGGTACTTAAGTTAACGCCATCGTTACCAGGCATACCTTCTGCGCTTTCTTCTTCCATTCTCCAGCATTCTTCTTTAATGTTGCCATCTTCATCCCAACATTCGTCAACTACTTTGTTTTCTTCAGGGTTCCAACATTCATCTTTTACATGATGTGGTTCAATATGTAATTTTCCGGAATCAAGTAATTGTTTGTGAGAACAACCGCAAACTTCTCTACCGCAAACTGGACAAATTTCTTCTTCGTTATGTTCTTCTTCATAACTTGATTCAGCTCCGGAACCAGCCATACCAACATCTTCGTTAAGAATGTTAATATATAAGTTTTCTAGTATTTCTTCTGATTCTTTTAAAGTTGCTGGTTTTAATTTATTTTTTGGTAAAGGTTTGTATTTTGTAGATGGCTTAGTATCATCGTAATCATTAGCGCCGACACTAGGTTTTTTATTTTTTTCTGCTAATTCGTAATCACCTTTCTTGACCCAGTTTTCTTCGTGACCTAAATGATTTTGATCTTTTGTTGCAGGAGTATCTGAATTAGCTTTCCATTTGCCTGCTTTTTGATATTGACCGCTTGAACGTTTATTGTTAGCGGAAACCGGAGAAAGATTTACACCTGTATCTATTTGTTCGAAAAGGTCGATTGGTACTGTCATTAAACCACCGAAGTTGCCTGGGGACATTTCTAGATATACGTCTGCATGGGTAGCTGGTAAATTAGGATTAATACCTAATGAACCTGCGCTATTGTTAGGTGTATGTAAACGACCTAAACGTATGTTATAACCGGATGCTTCTGCTGTTTCAACACGATTTTTTAATGTGTCGTTAAGCGACTTGTAAGCTTCTGTCGACTTATAATTGGATTTAAGCTTGACTAGATCTCCCTCTAAAAAGCCATGACCTTGACTGTAACGGTTGTAAATAGTTTCGTATAGAGGGATAAACTTACTGTTCTTCATAAAAGATATATTATTACTTATGTTTTTATACTCTATTCCTAAGTAATTAACATGCCAAGTATCACTTTTAACGGGTTACAAAAAGTAACATCTAAAACTAATAATAGTTTTGTGGATGTGAAATTAGATTTTAGTAATCCGATACAAAGAGATGTGGATGCAAGTTATGACGGGGATGCAATAGCAAACTCATTAACAAATCTATTTAACACAATACCCGGACAGAACTTATTAAATCCGCAATATGGTTTGAATTTACTAAAATACGTTTTTGAACCTGCTACTGACACAACTGCTTATTTAATAGGTAAAACTATAATGGATCAGGTACCTAACTTTGAACCACGTGTTATAGTACAAAATGTCAATATAGACGTTAACGCAGACGAGCAAACCTTTACTATTGTATTAAGTATTTTGATACCTGCAATTAACAAGCAAATTAAAATCCCAGGTACATTAACTAAAAACGGATATACACTTCTTACATAACTATGAATACAGCTTCAGACAATAAAGATCTTAATATAGCAGCAAACGAATACGTCGCGTTTGATGCGCTTTCGTTGAGAAGCTTTATTACTAGTCGTTTAAATGCAAACGGTAATTTTACAGATCAAAACTATGAAGGTTCTAACATAACAGCTATAAACAACATTATAGCTTATGCCTTCCATGTATTACTTTATTATCAAAATCAAACAGCTACAGAGTCCTTGTTTAGTGAAGCTCAGCTTTACGAAAACATGAACCGTATTGTTAAGGCATTAAACTATTCCCCTATAGGTGCTCAAACTTCAACATTATCGTTTGATGTTTCAGCAACAGCTAATCTACCAGTAGGTACATATACTATACCTCGTTACACTTTTATAAGAGCTGGCAACATATCTTACTCTTTTAACGAAGATATAACATTTACTAAAACAGTTTCAGGTGTACAAGAACTAAGTGATGTAGCTAATCAATACCTATTATATCAAGGTAGTTATATAGAGTACCCTCTCTATACTGCCCGTGGAGAAGTTAATGAAATTGTCTATTTAGTACCTGGCACAAACGTTGTAGTAGATCATTTTAATATAGATGTATATGTTTTAAATACGGGTACTAATGGTACAAACAACGCTACATGGTCGAAATGGACTAAAACTGAATCTCTTTACCTACAAAACGCGACAGACAAAACTTATGAGTTACGTTTAAATAGTAATAAAAACTATGAAATTAAGTTTGGTGATGGTATTAATGGCGCACAATTAAATGCTAACGACGTTGTTGCTATTTACTATCTACAAACTGCAGGTACAGACGGGCAAGTCGGTGTAAATGCTATTAACGGTAAAAATGCAGCTTTATATACTACCGCTCAATTTACTGAAATACAACCTAACGTTACAAGTAGTGATTTAAATTTATTGGACGATGTTAATATTTTAAATTTAAACTTTTCTAATAGTAACATTTCCACTACTTTTACAGGTATTGAAAGTGTTGATAGTATGCGTAACAACGCACCTGCATCTTTCAGAACACAGTATAGAATAGTAACCACTAGTGATTATGTGTCTTACATTAAAAATAATTTTGCAAATATTATTAACGACGTGGCAGTTTTAAACAACAATGATTACGTTAATAAACATTTACAATATCTTTATAATATAGGTTTAACCAACCCAGGCACAGATTATAGAGTATTGTACAATCAAATGGCTTTTGCGGATGCATGTAACTTTAATAACGTATATGTTTATGTTTTACCTAAAGCTACAGCATTACTCACTAACAACTATATAAACTATTTAACACCTGCTCAAAAACAATTAATCATATCGACTGTTAGTGGTTTAAAAACCTTAACATCAGAAGTCGTTGTTATGGACCCTGTATATTTGGCTGTTACAGTGGGTGTGAGTATTAACAATACAGTCAGTACTTCAGATATAGCAACATCTAAATTGATTGTCACTTTACAACGTGGAGCACAAACACCTATAAGTGTTATACAAAGCAACATACAAGCTATATTTGAAAATTACTTTAACCCATCAAACATTACATTAGGATACACAGTAAACGTTCCTGATATAACAGGTGATATATTAGCTTTACCAGACGTACAATCAGTACAAACAGTTAACGGTACAGAAACTGTCAATGGTGTATCTCTTATAGTATATAACCCATCTTATCCTAATAATGATATTAGTTTTACGTCAAAAACATTTACAGTGTTACCATTTCAAACTGTTTATTTAGACAATATAAACGATATACTTTCTCGGGTAGTAGTACAACAATCTGTTTCCCAAAGTGCTTCTATCGTAAACTTCTAATATGGCTACACCGCTAAGTGCTTTTCAAGGTATTTCAGTCAGTGGGTTAACTGCTAACTCACTTAGCGGTTTTACTTTAGCTACACCTTTCAATTGTTCGTTAGTAGTGCCTGCTTCAGCAGGTATTACACAGGCCGCCATTACATATGATTATAATTTAATTTGGTGGTTTGGTGATGGTACATATAGTACTGAGTACTCTCCTACACATGTATATAATTGGCCAGGTGTATACGAAGTTAAGCTTGGTATATTTAATAACAACACTGGTGTACAACCATTAACATTTTCAGTACTTGTTACTGCTAGTAATTATATAACTGATAATTTAAAGTGGGATTATAGTAAATGGCCTGATTTAAATGCAGGACAACCAACAAACGGCGCGTGTTTTCATGGTTATCAATCTTGTTATTCTGGTACTTCAGCAGGCCCTATACCGTTAACTATTAACTATCAAACTAGCATACTAGATAGTAGTACATTAAATTTTTCTTTTTACGCAGATAATTCTTTATCTCAACCAGCAACTCAAGTATTACCAAATCAGTTATCTGATTTGCGACCGCAGTGGCGTTTTACAACGGCATCTGCTATGCCTTTACTTGAAAACGAAGCAATTATTTCCACATATCAACCAACAAACAGTACACCTATATTGATTGATGCTAATGGTAATATATCTTCTACTGGCACTTTAGTTGGTCTTTCCGGTTCGTTTAACTTTTTTTATATAGATGATATACCTTCAATGGTTACCAACTATACTAGTGCATTGGTATTGTCTGCTCAACCAACTACAATTTGGGTAACATTAGATACTACTAATGTGGCAAACCTACCATCATTTGATTATACAAAAGTACCTTCATATTCAAACTCTTTAGTAAGTTTGTCTTCTTATTATTACGTACAAAGTTTTAATCCAGATCATATTGACATTACAATAAACGGTACTGTACCTTTTAACAGTGTGTACTGGCCTGGAGTAGAAAGTAGATTTGTAACTACAGTAAATAGCCCTCTTTCTTCTGGTAATGCATCTTATCTTTCAGATGTAATATTATTAAATTACCCGTTACATATTTCTACAGATAATACAGGTAATACATTTGTAACTACTCTTTCAACTTATACAGGTGTAGTGAGTGCTGATTTCAATCTCAGTACTTCTCCAGTTACAGGCAATTACCTTTATTATAGTTTAAATAGAACAGATTCATTAGGTAGAGATACTGGTGGTTATTATTTAGGTACTTTCACGCCTTACGTTACTGGTACAACAGTATTAGTAGCTACATATAACCGTACAGATGGTGTAACTGGTATTGGTTATGTTAATGATCTTATACCTGACCCGGTAACCGGGTACAATCCTTTATATATTAGTGTACCTGCAACGCCTACCGTATCATATATACCTGTACATGGTACTAGTGCAGCGTTTAAAGTAATAGATTTTAATAGTACGTTTTTTGCTCGTAAAATTAATGGTGGTTTTGATTTTGGAGCACAATTGTTTTCATATGCTTTACAACCAACTATAGCACAAAACACTAATTTGTTTGAAAATTATTTAGCCGCTGTAGCTGGTACTAGTGCTACTAATGAAGATACATATGGTGGGGTTGTATATGAAAAGGCGTCAAATTTTGTACGTAATGTAGCTGATCCTTCTTCAGCTAATGTTAATGCGTTTTACTCTATAGCTCAATCATTAGGTGTTACATTAGATAATTACAATTATGGCTATAACATACCACCTGCTCTAGGTAGAGTTGTAGATTTGTATTCTACCCAGCAAAGTGTGGTTTGGGGTGCACGTTCACAGTTTGCACGTAATTTTGCCCTACCCACAGGTCACACCAATTTAGGTAATAGTTTAACTGCTTATGATATAGCTACAACAATGGTTACTGCAGGTCAATTAATTGTAGCTAATGATTTGTTTAACACTCAATATTATGAGCTACTTGAAGTGCCACCAATTAATTCATATAGCTCGCTAACAGCGCGTGGTTTAAGCGCACTGTTACCTTTAAAAGCATATCCTCTTTCTTCTTATCCTTTAAACGTTTACCCTTTAAGTGCGTTTTTTGGTTGGGGATTAATAACACCAGTACAATACAATTATAGATTTTTTGTTTATAATA